GTTGACAAGATAGCGTATGCTATACACTTGTACATTGCTTCTTCAGCAAACTTGTGAACTTTCATTTCTTCTTCTGTTCCTAGGCCATCACTTATATATTCTAGCACAACGTATTGATCAGTCATGTTAGACGAGAAGTGGATTCTACCAGTTTTAGGATCTATATAAAAAGTACCGTTAGACTGTGCTCTTTCTGGATCTATACCGTATCTTCTTCCTTCGTTATAAGAGTATATGTTTTCTTCATCATACTCAAACGCTTCGTTTTGATTTTCTGGTGGTGTACCAGACTTATACTTGCTCCAGCTATGAGACTCAGAGTTATAGTTTAAAGTATCTTCACCTGCTTCTTCCGTATCGCCATCGCCGTCATGGTCAAACCTATAAGTAGCGTCTGCGTTCTGTATTATACTACTAGGATTTGAAGAATCTCTGTTAGGATACAAAGGGTGATGAATACCTGAGTTATCAACCCAAGAAATCTTAACGTAGTTAACATAATCTTTAGGTAGCATCATGGTTAAAGTGTTTCCAACTTTTATTTCTTGAGCCTTTATAGATTTAAAAGTATCAAAGCTAAACTCTTGCATTGCTCTTTGAGCATGAAAAACTACGTCTGGTCTTCTTATCTTAGATATAATCTTATCTTCACCTACGTATGCTAGTATAAATTGATCTATAATAGTTTGCAAAGAAGTGAACTGATAACCGCCTAAATCGCTGCCACCATAATACTGAGAATCTGTTTGTGTTATTAATGCCATGTTTTATGAGTTTTCTTTTTGAAATTCAGACGCATCTTTGCCAGCCCCAGCTTGAATTAGATCTGGTTGTTTAGCTATTATTCCAGCGAGCTCTAATATTTTGTTAACTAAAGTTGTTTCTTCTGACTCGTGTAGCTCAAAATCTACAGCGGTGCTAGAGTCGTACAAAGGATACTCGTTGCCACCTTGAGACTTAGGAACAACAACATAACCCCAATAAGGGTCTGTTGGCGTTTTAACGTAGCTGTGTTTTATTTGATCTAAACTTGGGTTAGCCGCTGGGTGTAACTCTATCGAGTTAGCGCTAGTTCTAACGTAAACAGGATTTGACCTCGTTGGTCTAGCTAGCGGAGATACATTGTATTTTTTTATCTGATCAGCAGTGACTTCAGGTACTTGTTTAGCGTAGCTAGCACCGTAGTTTTGCCAAGTAACTCCACCTAATCGATACAAAGCATTGGTACCACCATCGCCTATAGTTGTGTCATCTACTTCTTCAATAGATATATTGCCAACGGTTATGTATTTACCTGTGTTATTAGTATCAGAATTTATAATTCTTATATTGTGATTTCCTGTGGTGTCAGCTATAAAGGTAAAACTAAGAGCTCCCACTTGTGGTTCGTTTTGTTGGTAAGAGTGTGCGTTTGATCCCGCGTCATCAATAATTATATAGTAAGATGATGGCTCGTTCATATCTATAATCTCCCAATTTACTACATATTTTTTACCTGCTGTTAAAGCAACATTAGTATCACTTTCAACAGTGTGGGAAGTTGCGTTTGCGTTTTGCAAAACTTTTAAACCTCCATTGTAGTTATTAGATGCTGCTGGAACAACGTGCGAAGAAATACCGTTTGCGCCCGCGGTCCAGCCCGCTATGTCAAGTTCAAAAGTATCTTCAAAAGGTTTTGCGTTTGATGTTAAAAGCACATCGTTAACTCTAAACGGAGCTATCTTTTCTTCTAATATATAAAGCATGTCTGAGAACTCTGTTGAGTTGCCAGGCATTCTACTAAATCTATTTATATCGTAAAAATATTGCTCAAATATTTCTCTTTGAGCTCGGCTAGCCATAAGGTTAAACTCTTGAGGCGTTAAGTAACCTCTTTGTTCTTTGTTGGCTATAGCTAATACTGTTTGATATACTGTGTCTATATTTACCGCCATGTAATAATTTTTTATGGATTAGAGTGGCTGCTCAGCGAACAACCACTCCTCCATAAAGTAATTACACGTTTAAGCGCTTTTCAATACTCTTGTATACCTCTAAGCCTTCGTCAGTCTTAAACCAAGCGGCTAAAGCTGAGTATGGATGCTCGTTATAAGGTACTGTCATTAGTTTTCTATCATTAGAACCCCAAATGAATGTACGTTGATCTTGAGATAATTTAATTATTCCAAACTCAACAGCTTTGATACCAAAGTTTCTAAGCGTTACGTTTTCGTCTGTAGTAAGTTCTAAGAATAAACCAGGATTACTTCGAGCAAATAATAGTAAATCTCTTCTAAGTTCTTTAGAACTCATCTTAGATACCTTAGATCCTAACTCTACTCGCATAACAGCTTCAGCAGTGTCAATGTCTAGCTCTTTAGCTATACCTAACGCTTCAACTTGGAACTCTAAGAAGTCTAACTCACTAGCTGCTTCTTGCTGAGGCATTATCTCGTAAAATACAACTTCTTTTTGAGGGTGATATAAAGAAAGCATTTTTTGAAGTACTGTTTTAGACTTAGGCACTGTTAAAACTCCGTTTCTAAATATAACATGCTCTAGTCTTCCGTCACCAACAAATTCATCTACGAACGGTGTTCTTTGATTAGAAGTATACTTAAGCTCACGCTCGTATCCTTTTTCTTCGTCAAAATAATAAATGTTTGTTGTTTTAAGCTTGTAGCTTAGTGGACTTCTATTTTCCGCTAGATAGTAAGTTCTATCTTTTACCTCCCATTCGGGTTTTTTTGGTTGAGGCTTTTCAATAGCTACTTCAACCATTTTATTTGTAGCTTTAATTTCTGGTTGTTCTACTTCAACCGTTGGTGCAGCTTTTGCTGCGGTTTGCTTTTTAGCCATAATATAATATAATAATAGTTAATAAAAAAAAATAAAGGGGAGAACTTAATCTCCCCTTTAAGTAATGTTGCTTACTTCATTAACATGAAGTTATTAGCACCCTGAACGATTAAACATCTTTCAGATAAGTAGTGCATTTCCATAGCATCTAAATCAGAAGTGAATTGTCCACCAACTGATCCAGTCACCCATGTTTTCATCTTACGATCTTCCATTTGAGAAGCTCTATAACGTACGTGTAAGAACGGACGCTTTAAGTTTCTACCTAATTGCTGATCGTAAACTGAAGATACACCTGCAGGTACAATAACCCCACGAATAGCGTTAACAGTATCAATTAAACCTCCACGAGTTCCTTTGTCATTCAAGTATTTGAAGTCAGACTTGTAGAAATCGTAAGATCCTCTACGGAAACCAGAGAAGCCTAAATTTAATGCCATATCTTCAGAGTTGTTGAATACACCGTAAGATGTACCACCAGCACCATAAGAATTCATAGAAGCTAACATATCGTCCATAGCTAGAGACACGTCTCTGTTTACAAACATCATGTTTTCTTCAATAGCACCTTGCTTGTCAAACTCAGCTAATATAGCGTCAAATTCAGCTAAATCAGTAGCAGCGTTAACACCAGTAATACCAGTTGTAACGTGGCCACGAGTTTCTATAGCAGAGAATAAACCTTCAGTACCTACAGCGCCAGTAGTACCTAAGTAGTCGTCAACAGCGTTTGTACCTGCACCTTTTTCAGACTCTAACATAGTCATCTCTAAGTAGTCAGCAAAACGAGCGCGAGTGTCACCTTCAGCTTTTAAGTACCAGTAGTAGCCGTTTTGTCCGTCTTCACCAGAAACTTCAACCCAACCGATTTGAGTAGTGTCAGATCCAGAGATCTCATACTTGTCTTTAACGATGATTGGCTTGTTAGTGAACGACTTGAACTGAGGCTCAATAGCATCAACTCTACCGTTAGCACCTTTTTCATACTCAGAACCATAAACTAGTACTTGAAGCGAGGCATTGTTAAAGTGAGATGTAAAAGTAGCGTTTTCAAATAACGCAACTTCGATAAGATCACCAACAACGCTCTTTACAATAGCTCTCTTAGTTTTAGTAGAGCTAGTGATTAATAATAAGTCGTTCTTTCTAATAGCGTGAGCACCTGTCATATCGTTACCGTCTACATCGTTAGCGATAGTAAACTTCTCAATACCTGACCCTGCAGTAGCAGTGTAAGATAAGTGTAAACGACCTTGCTCAGACCAAATAACTTGGTCAGAAGCCATAGATTCTTCAGCACCTACTTGAGATAAGAAACCTGAGATAGTTCTGTTACCAAATACTTCAGCTTCTTGCTCTAGTAGATCTGGTAAGTGTTGCTGAGCCCAACCTTTAGTGTTGGTATCAGTAAAGTCAATGTAATTTCCTGCAGTTGTGTGTTTCTGTGGAGCAGGAACAGCATTCAACGTTGCAGCATTATTAGTAATTGCCATAATTAAATGTTTTTAGAGTTATTTTTTAATTTTAAATTTAAGCGAATTAGAATCATCACCAAGAACTCTATATTTTACACCACCAGTCTCTACACCATCGCTAAGCGATTGCCTTGGAGCCATGTCTATATTTTTAGCACTCGAAACACTATCCTTGATAGCATCTGCTTTACCTTGTTCGTAAAAGTGCTTTGCTACAGCGTCGGCATTCATTGCTGTGTAAAGTGATTTGTGGTATGCGTCTGCGTTTGTCAAGTTACCGTCATTGTCAAGAAACTTCTTAACAAAGTTATTGATGTCGCTTTGCTCTTCTTTTACTTGATCTTTATTGTTAACATTAAACCTAAAATTCTTTTCACCTAAGTTAAATTCAAAACCTTTGAATTTTTCGCTAAAAAGATTATCAGTCTTTTGTTGAAACCTTGAAGATCTTTCTTCTATAGTTCTTTGGTTTTCTTCTGATTCTTTTTGGTAGCGATTGAAAAAATCTACCGCTTTCTGCTGTTCTTCAGACAGAGTATTGTTGGTTTTAACATCGGTGTAATACCTAGCTTTTTGATCTTCTAAGTATTGTTTAGCGCTGGCAACTTGCTCTTTTAACGCTAATTTTTTTCTTTTTATATCGTTTTCTTCATCGATCTCTTCATCGTATGAAAAATTATCTTCTAATAAAAAATCAACCTCGTCACCTGTCAAGTGAGGCTTTGTTTTAGAGTAGTACTCTCTTAAAGCATCTTGATTATCCATCTTAGAATAGTCTCTGTTTAGCGAAACATAATCTTCTACAGATCCACCTGTTTCTTTTATAAAACTAACTAAACTGTCTACCCCTTCAGGTAAATCATTACTTGTTTCACTCGATTGTTTAACTTCTTCTACAACTTTTTGCTCTACAGGCTGCTCTTCTACAGCTTTAACTTCTTCAACAACTTCCTTCAAGGCCTCAGTAGGCTCTTCTGCAACAGGCTCTTCTGCTTTAGGTGTTGACAAGTCGACTTTGTAAACAGATTCGTCATCTTTAGATTCAAACTTGCTAAAGTCTTGTTTTACTTCTTCCTTAGGTTGTTCTACAGCCTCTGGAGTTTCTTGCTGAATCTCTTCAACAATAGGTTCTTTTTTTTCTTCTTCCATAATATAATATAATTAGTTAATAGTTATCTTGGATCAAACTTGTTTAATCGCATGCCACCGCCTATAACATCATTTCCTGATGATTCAAATCTTTGCGGGCCTTTGCCTTTTTCTTTTTGATCGATTAAAGCGCTCTTTTGTGAGGCTTGCATTTTTGTTCTTTCGTCTTTTCTGTCTTCTCTAGATACCTCAGCTTCTCTGCTAGCTTTAGCTTCAACATCTTTTAATTGCATGTTTAATTCAAACTCATACTTCATAAGATCTTTCTTAACCAAAGCTTCTTGCTGTAATTGTTTTATTTTAAACTCAGACTTAGCTTGTTCTAATTGAGTATTCATTTGAACCATAGCTTGTTGCTTTTGTATTTCAGCTTGAGCTACAGCTTGCTGTGATTGAGCGTTTGCTTGAGCTTGAGCCTGTATGTTTTGTTGCTGCATCTCTTGATCCCTTTCTGCTTTCTGCTTTCTTCTAATTTTAAGAAGTTGATTAGCTAACTTTAAGTTTCTTATGTCTCTAAGATCGATAGCGTCCTCTAAATCTATTAGCTTCTGGCCCAAAGCTACCTGTATGTTGTTTTCTAACATTTGTTTTTCTTCGTCGTCAGGCATTAACTCTAAGAATATACCAAAATCATACAGGTGTAAGTTTGCCATTTCCTCAAGTGTAGCTACATTGTGAGCTCCAATAGCTTGTATAAAAGCATCTTTTGTTGGAGAATATTCTATAACGTCAGATATTCTAAGCGATAAAGCTTCTGCTACTTGTGCTGTTAAGAATAAGCCAGACTGTAGTATATGTCTAGTGGCTACGTTAGAGTTTGCTGCAGCTAGCTTTTGAACACCAACTAAAGCGTTTTTGTCAGGAGTGCTACCGTCTCTAGCCTCGTTTAGACCAGTTACATCTCGCATCATTTGAAGATAATAGTTGTAACTACCTATTAACGCTTGCATTTTGTTGCCACCACCACCAGACTGTATTTCTCTAATAGGTACAGCGCCAGGGTTACCTTCACCTAGAGAGTTCATTGACCTACCAATAACGCTACCCGTCTGGAAGAACATGTTTAAAGCTTCTTGAGGATTATAGTTTGTGCCGTTACCTAAGTCTATCTCAGCTAAACCATCAGCGTCAAGATAAACACCGTCTGGAACCATCTTAGACATCACTTGCTGTAGCTTTAAGTGTGTAAGCTGTATCATATCAGCAAAACCTGTTATTCTACTAACAATAGATTCTGTTCTACCGTTGTACATTCTAGGAGCTACTATAGCATAATTCATTTTAACTTTAGTGAAGTCACTTTTTGGTCTAACCATGTTTTTAGCCATCTCCCACTTTAACAGAGTATCTGTACCTAGTATTATAGCGCCGTCATAAACACACTCTATAGATCTAGATACTCTCTTAAAGTTTCCTTGCTTGTCTTCGGGTGGATTAAAGCTGTCGTTTTTTGGTATAGCTCTTTCACCGCCAGTACCTGTTTCTTTTACTTTGTAAACATTGTTCATATATGTCTTGTAGTTAAAGTACAAAACTTGAACTTTATTGTTGTCTGTTTTATTTGAGTTTCTAACCCGTTGATAACCGTATCTAGATCTATTGTTTGGCTTGTTAGCTATTTCTTCTAGCTCAGCTTGATTTAGATCAGGGAATTGTTTAGCTAGCTCGTTTATAGGTATTGTTTTAACTTCACCTACATAGTATACGTCATCAAAATAAGGTGAATCAGTATACGACCAAACCATATTAGCCGGATCAACATAATCAACAGTAATTCCCTCAGACGTATTAAACCCTGTTTTAACAGCACCAATACCTAACACGGTAAGATCGTAGTAAAATCTTTTTGATATTAAATCGTAATCGTTACCCTTCATCAACACAGCTATAGCTTGCTCTTCGGCTATTTCAACCTCCTGCTTGTAGGTAAGCTGCATGTGAAGCATTAGCTCTTCCTCTGTTTGAGGCAGCGTGTTTGGTTCGTTTTCTGTTATATCTATTTTAAATGTATCTCTAACTTTTTCAGCAAAGTCTTTAGTTCGCATGTCGTCTAATATAGACTGCATGTACGAAGTTCTTTTATCTACGCCGTATGGATCTTGAGAGTAAGCTTTTATATCGTAAGATCTATCAGCCATACCGTTAACAACTATATCTACAAATTTAGGTATAATAGGCACCGGCTTCCAGTCTAAGTTTAAGTAGCTTAAGTCACCGTTTATAGATAACTCATCTTTGTATTTTTGTATTGACTGCTCGCCTCTAGCGTACAACCTCAGCTTGTGAAATCTTTCTTTGTTTTCTATATACCTATTGTTAGTGTAGTTTTCGTTAAACCACTCTTGCTCTATGGCTTTAGCAACTTTTAAACCATACTCTGGCAACATTTTTTCTAAATCACTAACTACTTGTGAAGGAAAATAACTTTTTACAACTGACTCAGCCATACTTATTTTTTAATTAATATTGATGATAAACCATCGTTCTTATATCGAGCAATATTTAAGCTCACTTTATTAGTATTACTTGATTTAGGATAGTATAAATGTCTATTGCAAGCCATAATAGCTAACCCTGAGCTTATAGCGGCGTCAAACTTAGTTCTCTTGTTGATGTCAAACTTAGCCCAGTCGTTAAGAGTTTCGTTAAAATACACGTTACCGTAGTTGCCGTCTCCTTTATGACCAACGTGGTCATTTATGTACATCTCGATAGCAGCGGCGTGAGACTGTTTTATGTCTTCACTAGAGTTTGGTATACCTCCAACTTCTTTTTCAGCAACAGATAGTTTATTCCAAACTTTATCTGGTCTATTCATAGAGTATCCCCTGTATCCTCTTCTCTTTAAGTAGTACAGTAATCTTGGTTTGTTGTTCTCAGCAAGTAATGGCATACCGTAAAACACTAAAGCCATTAACACGTCTTCAAAAAATATCTCAGCTGTAGGTGGTCTTGACACGTACTCTAAGAAAAAAGTGTTTGCGGGAGCATCTTCCATTGAAAACTTAGTCAAGCCATGTAAAGCACCGTTAGAACCTCTACCGTCCACTGTTCCACTAATATCGTAGCTATCACAGCCAAACGCACCTACGTGCTCGTTTCCTGGTAGTTTAATGCCTTGTTTTATTATCTGTCTGTTTTGTAAACCTATACTAGGAACCCAGCTAACTTTAAACCTACCACCTGGGTCTGGTACAAAAACAACCTTAGTGTCTTTTATTCCGTTTTGCCACTGAAAGTTTCCTGTAGTAACAGCGTTAGAGTTTCTTATTCCTTCGTTATAATCTATTTGCTCGTATATCTTAACTAGATTAAATAGACTGTTTTTAGTTTCATCTCTAAACGCATGCTCCGTAGTCCTAGGAAACTGACGGTAAAATTCATTTAATCCATCTTGATCACCTTTTAATCCTTCTACTTCGTTGTCCCAGTATTCTATTATACCTATGTCTATTAGTTCACCGTCGGGTCCACGAGTTTCTCTTCTTGGAGTGTTAAACACAGGTCGTCCATGCTCATCAATAAAACCTTCATAGTTCCATTCCATTGGGATAAACAAAGAATATAAACCAGAGCGTGTTTGTCCATTTGCGTTTCTTTTAGTGACATCGCTGTCGTTGTATAATTTTTTAAAGTTATCACCACCTTTATCTAAGGCGTTTGACGTTGATCCCATCATGCACTTACCAACTATTCTAGAACCTAGCCTAAGACAAGTTTTGGTTACCCGCCAGTTGTTAAGTATATTGTCAGGTCTTTCCCACTTACCACTTTCATCGTGAACTAGTAGGCTAAGTTTTTCACCATCATAACTGTTATCACCCGTGTTTTTCCAATCGATTGTAGTGTCTAGACCTTGTATGTCTTCTAGCTTTTCTTTTGATGTAATTTTTTTACGAGTAAATTTACTTGCAGGAACACGGTAAGCTAGCTCAGATTTTGGTCTATCCATACCATCTTGTATTGGCTTAAAAAAGAAAGGGTAGTTTATGGATATTGGTACAACCTTGTCTGTAAACATCTTTTTAGCATCGGCACCAGACTTAGATAATATACCGTACCTACTATCACTAGATATTGTTGCTTGGTTAACGGTTTCAGCACTACTCATGAACGAAAAACCAGAACGCCTGTTTTTAAGATAACACATACCGTAGCATCTAATATCCGCTTTACAAGCTTCCCAAAATATAAAAAACAATCTATTTGCTTCACGAAAGTCTGGAGCACCAACGTCTATCTTGCTCCATTGAAGATACATATAATGACTACCGGGTAGATATGTAGTAGTTCCATCGT